CTTTTAATATAAATCCAAACATGCTAGTTCCTGTAGAACATCAGAGGTAACAGTGGAACAGCAATCCCACGTCTTCGACGAGTTAAGAGCCAGTGTCCGCAATCAGATGGCCAAGGAGATACTTGAGGGTGTTCAAGGCTTAAATTTATCGGCCCCCGCTATTGATCAGATAACCCAGATAGTCAAGGATGCTCAAGAAGCGCCTTAATATTTTTTCTCAGCATTAACCAAAGCAGTAGCCAAGAGGGTATAGGGTGTACCCCATGCGTCTATTTGGATTAAAGATAAAGAGACCCTCTAAGAAGAGGGCGATAGTCATGGTCACCTGTTTCAGGTGTTCTATGAACTTCTTTATCTCTAAAGAACATCTGCGGGCGTACAACTACTGTCCAACCTGTAAATAAGGAGAACTAAATGAGAAATAGACCAAACTTTTTGACCCTGAATAACCCAAAAGGTATTGTAGATGTATTCCTAGAAAAGCCTAAGAAGTACATGGTGGCGCTTACATTGGCTCAAGAGGTACTAAGAGAGCCATCCGCACTATCTCCTCAAGATAGAGAATTAATTGCCGCCTTTACATCTAAGTTAAATAAATGCGAGTACTGCTTTGGTTCGCACAAACTCTTTACGGAGTCAATTGATGCCGAACAATCAGATATTACATGTGTGTTAGTAGACAATGATTATTCGGGTCATAGATTAGAGTCCATCTTAAATTATGTAAAGAAGTTAACCCTCTCCCCATCTTCTATAGAGCAATCCGATCTAGAAGCCGTCTTATCGGCAGGATTTTCTGAGGATGAGTTAAAAGATGCAATTGCAGTATGTGCCGCCTTTAACTTTTATAACCGAATTGTAGAAGGTCACGGAATTGCTGAGAATGCTGATACTTGGTCTGAAGCAGCCCAAATGATAAATAAGATAGGTTATGATCGTCGGTATGATGATCAAAGCCACTTGGAACAAGTGAACTAAAAAGGAGAACTAATGATTCTAATAACTGACTTCTTAGCATTAACCTGTGTGACTGTCGTAGCACTGTATGTATTGTGGGTATCTCGCAAGGCTGATAAATCCGTCTATCTAGTAATGAAGATCTTGTCGGTAATTGTCGCCATCCTTTGGATTGTTGCGGCCTTTCTATATTCTTCTCAGCAATAACTTAAATGCCCTACAAGGACAGGAAGTCCGATAAGGCGCAAGAGAGTAGTAGGAAGAGCGGTAAGAAGTACTACCTTAAAAATAAGGGCGCCCAGTTAATCCGTAATAAGACCAAGAAGGATCAGATACGTGATTACATCCGTAAGTACAAGGAGCATCGTGGCTGTATGGATTGTGGAGTTAAGTATCCCTACTATGTCTTAGATCTAGATCATAGAGATCCTTCTGAGAAAAAATTCACTCCCGCCGTCCTTCATAAGACGGGCAGTTGGGACAAGATGATTAAAGAGATCCGTAAGTGTGATGTAGTATGCTCTAACTGTCATAGGGAGAGAACCCACCAGAGAGGGCACTACACCCATACCAATAGTTAATACAAGGAAACATAGCCCAAGATTCTTGAAACTCGAAGAGTTAGGCAGTGGCTATGTGATAGGGTGGGTAAATGGTTTGGAAAAAAACTACAAAGATTCTTAAATATAAATCTTTACATGCAGAGTCCCCCAAGACATTATCTACTCTGTCTCCTTTAGTACCTAAATGGTTTAAAGACATTCCCTTGTGGAAAAATGATGAAATTAAAATATATCCTGAAAATAATAAAACCTTAAAACATTGTGTCCCATTTTTAGACAGCCTTTTAACAGGTTATGCAGTGACTTTGTCTGCAGACATGCTTGTATCACCAAATAGTCTTAGTTACATGAGTTGGGGCAGCAGTTATTCATTAGCAGGTATTAGAACCAATCCTTCATCAACAACCCTTCCAGTCCCTTTAGGATGCTCTCCCGTAGAGTTAACTTGGATATCACCTGTTTCAGTAAAAATTCCAAAAGGATACAGTGCACTGGTTACACACCCATTAAATAGATACGATCTTCCTTTTGTAACTTTAACAGGCGTTCTTGATGGTGAATTTGTTTTTTATGGCGGAGGAAATATCCCCTTTTTTATGAAAGAAGGTTTTGAGGGTGTTATTCCAAAAGGAACTCCAATTGCTCAAATTATTCTTTTTAAAAGAGAACCTTGGAAACTAAAGGAAGATGACGCAATTTTAATTGAAGGAGAACTTACTACAAAGAAAAGCGCTGCTTCAGTTTTTACGGGTTGGTATAAAACAGAGATTTGGAAAAAGAAGTACTATCAATAGTTAATGTTATTTTTTATAAATAGTATTCCCAATAATCATATAATCAATTTTAGATCGATAAAACAAGTCTAAAGCAGCCTCTGGGTAAGCAGCAATAGGTTTACCATTTATATTTAAACTAGTATTTAAAAGAATTGGACAATTAGTTATTTCATAAAATTTCTCTAACAATTTTCTAAAACTATCCATGTTTTTAGGCACAGATTGAACTCTGCATGTTTCATCTACATGCGTTATTGATTTAAGATTATTAACTTTTAGTAGATTTGTAAATAACATATATTTATCATCAATATCAAGAGTAAAATAATCTTTTAAATACTCCTTTAGAATTGAAGCACCAAACGGTCTGTAATTTTCTCTTTTTTTAACAGAGTTAATAAGTTTTTTACCATCAGGAATTCGTGGATCCATTAAAATTGATCTATGACCTAACGCTCTTGGACCAATCTCTCCGTGACCCTGATACCACCCAATAATTTTGCCTTCCGCCAATGCTGTGGCTGCAAATGTTATGGTTTCTTCATTTGGTTCTGTTAAAGGGGCTTCATCGGTTTGAGCGTAAGGAAAATTAGGCAGTGTCATTGGAGGTAAATTATTTTTAATTCGTAAAAACTCCAGTGTTCCAAGACTAGTTCCCTCATCACTAGAATGAGGAGGAATTATAATATTTTTAAACTTTTTAATTAATTTGGTATTCCAAATAACGTTTTGAGCAACACCGCCTGAATATGAAATAACATCGTCTGGAGAAGCATACTCACTAATAAACTCAACTAAAAGATCTCCAATTCTTTCATGAAGTGTTCTTAACCAGTCTAAATTTGTATGTCGTGCAAGAATTAAATCTCCTTTATGTTCAGTCCATTGCTTGACGTCAAAAATTTGATTAATTTGATTAATATCAAATTGATTTAACACCTTTAAAAATTCCTCATCAAGTTTTCCATAAGATTGTAAACCCATTAATTTTCCAGCATGATCTAATTTAGTAAATGAGGTCACTCCCATCCAGTCCCCTACGTCTTCCATTCCAAAACCAATAGAACCAGTAGTCCAACTAACGCTTTTAATTATTTGGTCATTTTTAAAGATAGTTACTGTTTTTCCATCACCTGCTGCGTCCACAACTACTCTTATTAAAGGTTTGTTGTTTAAGTCTTCAAGCATCCAACTTGATAGTGCATGAGCATAATGATGATTTACATGCCAGGCATTTTTTATACCATATTGATTAAAAACATTATAATTGTCTTTTATTTTATAAAAGAGATGATTTAAGTTATATATGTTTTGATAATCTTCGCTATTTAAATACTCTTTTGATACTAACTCTGGATCCATGTCTACGGCAATTTCATCAATTTCTTCTATTTTTATACCCCAAATTTTTTCGGCTTCCTTTATCCATTGCCACACCGTGTCAAAATAAAAATGTTTAAATTGTTTTACTCTTTCAAATTTACAGTAATAAACCTGCTTACCATCAAAATAAGCCATATTATGGTCATGATTGCTTATGCCGACTGTTAATAATTTCATGTTTGAACCCTATCACATGTTATTTGAGTGGTAAAAAAGTTAAATAAACCCCCCCAAAAAGTAGTCCTAGTGTCACAATAAGACCATGGCTAATACACCTAATGAAGATGGCAGTTTTGAAATACACCTAGATGAACACTCTATAAATGCTTACAAGCAGATTCACGCTGCAGCAAAGATGGCCGCAATGGGCTCTGAGATTGAAAGAACCCGCTCAGTAAGTATCCACAACCATGCTGATCTACTAGATCATCTGCAATCAGATAATGGTCACATCATGGGAAAGTACGCCCAATACAGAAATACTCATGAAGATACACATATCCCAGGAGTACGACCAATAGATAACGACTTCGATCATGAGTTATCACATAAAGAATTAATTGCTTTACACCATCACGATCACAACAAATACCCAGATGATCCACACACTACAGTTGATGGCGAACACTTCCATCACTAATGAGCAATCTATCTAAGCAGCAGTTTGGCCCCATGTACCATGGCACTCGTGCAGATGTAAGTGGTGGCTTTGTATTACCTGCTGTCACTGAAGGTGAAGGTCGCATGGCTCGTGCATGGGCTACAAGTGATCCAGATCAGGCAAGATTCTTTGGCGAAACTAAAATGCCAAAGGGTGCTGAGAAGAATCCAGTTAAGGTTTATAAAGTATCACCAGTTAGCGATGAAGTTAAAGAAGAGTCTGGGAACATAGAGGGTGAACGCTTCTATTCCTCCCCTCACGGATTTATGATTACAGGAGAACACAAATGAGCGCCCAAAATTTATCTACTCAACAATTTGGAGTTAAGGTAATGCCTAAAGAGATGTATGTAAATGTCGCTATGCAGATGACACCTCCATCAGAAGCATCCAATACAGTAAGTAGTACAAAAGCATGAGCGCCAAATACTCACGTAACGAACCATTTAACAAGATGCAGATTAAAGATGGCTGGATAGTCATCATGCGAAAAGATGGATCTATCAAGTCACGCATTGAGCCATACCGACCAAAGGTTAAAAAATAATGTATGAGTACCGTGTTAAGAAGGTCCACAAGGTAGTTGATGGCGATACTATCGATGTTGATATTGATTTGGGGTTCTCCGTCTCATTCTTCTCTCGTGTGCGCCTAGCAGGTATAGATACACCTGAGAGCCGTACAACTGATGCAAAAGAAAAAGCCCTCGGCTTGGAAGTTAAAGAAAAGATTAAAAAAGAATTAGCGGCGGCAAAAGACGTTGTAATTAAGACGGAGAAGCCTGACTCATCAGAGAAGTACGGACGCATACTTGGGTGGGTATTCTTAGATGGCGCCGATCTCTCACTTAATCAAAAACTAATCAATGAAGGTTATGCTTGGACATATGGTGGCGGCACGAAGATTAAAGACTTTGATGAATTAGTAGCAAAGAGACAGGTGAACCCATGACGACCATGTGTGAGCATGTCTATAAGAGTATAGGCGTAAGTTTGTGCCCCAAGTGCGGTCTTGATACTCACGACACTAATTGGAATAAACAAAATAAATTAATGGCTCAATGGCATACTGATAATCCTGATGCTGAGTATGAGGGATGGATGTCGATATGAGTAAGAAGAAGTGGATCCCACATCCAACTGAAAATTATCATGTAGATTGGCACGCTCTTAGATGGCACAAACATGCTATGACCATGGAAGACAGTAACAAGTTTATGTCTACACCTAATGAGGATGGATCACGTAAGACAAAGTTTGATTATCATCAACACCTACATGACACAGGACAATTTGGTCTTGGCGAGCCTCATGATCACTTTACTCCCAAGGATAAGAAATGAAGAAGAAGAGTTTTTCAAAGAGTGGTTACTCTAGATCTTCTTATGGGAAAAGATCCGTCCAGGAGCGCTTTAAAGTTAAAGATGTAAATGAAGAGGGTGGAGCCGATTATATTTCTGCATGGGTAAACAATAATTTAAATAAGACACAAATGGCGAGTGCTGAGGGAATTAAAGATTTAATGCAAGGACCAAAGTTAGGTTATAACGTAAGGAAGCCTAAGAGGTCTGAGCCAAGGGAAGAAGATGAGTAATTTATCTCCTAAACAATTTCACACTCTCTATCGTGGATTAAGTTTTACTACAGATGTAAAAAAACCCCTCGGCATGCATTGGACAGAAGACCCAGAGAGAGCCGTCGGCTTTGCAAGAAATCCTATTCGGCGTGGACCTGGCGTTGTAATTGAAGGACAAGTGGCTAAGAAGAGTCGTGAAACTCGTCCTGATGTATTAAAGAAGAATCAAGTCTACGATGAGTATTGGGAAAATGAAGTTCCTGTTAAGAAGGGCAGCACCGTGCACGTAACTGCTGTTACTAAGTTAAGTGACAAGAGAGATCGCACACGCACCTACACTCCACCACGAAAGTGGAAAGCATAATGGCTGCTCAAGATAATTTATCTAAACAACAATGGAATCAATCAGAATTAACTTTTCAAGTACACCGTGGTGTAACTCGTAAATTTAAAAAGGATGCACCTCTTGGAATGCATTGGTCAGCAGATCCTCAAGTAGCAAGAAGGTTTGCTGGATCTTTTGGCACCGTCATGCATGCCGAAGTTCCTATCAGTGCTGTAGAGACAGATAGTAAGAGATTGAGTCGTGCTCAAGTTGATTTGCGTGATAAAGAAATGAAGCGTCCAGAAAAGGAAGTTCCAGTTAAACCTGGCGCAAAAGTAAAAGTTACAGGTATCTCTGGACCTGAAGCAGATCCTGTTACAGGCAATTGGAATGGATTAAGAAGAAATGAATCTCCAACATTCTCTTCTTGGGTAGCAAGTAAAGATAGCAAACGTCCAGCAAGAAAACGTACATATAAAAATCCTAAAGAGATGCAAGCATAATGTTAAATCAAAGACAATTTAATATGCCTGTTCCTGAAAATGTTCAAATAAGAAAAGCAGGCGGTAAAGGTCATCTTGAAGGCGATAAGAGTGAGAGTGCTACTGGCATGGTTAGAACTGAGCGATTAATTCCTTTGATGGAACATAGGCGCCTTGGTGCTGATGCCCAACCTTCTAGTTCTAAAGTTATTGCTGGAATTAGAGGAGACATTAAGAGTGGCAAAGGTATTAATAATCCAATCATGGTTGCATATGATCACGCTAATAAGTGGGGCGTTGTTGGTGAAGGACACCATAGATTAGAGGCTGCAATGGCAGAGGGCGTTACCCATGTGCCCGTGACAGTTTATCGTCAGCCAGGATTAGGTGAAAGAAAAGAAAACTTTAAAGGCGGTCATTTAGCCATGATAACTAACTTCACTGATAAAGGAAGTTATGAAGAACGTACAGGAAAAGAATATGTGCCTACTAATATTCACCCCGCTCACTTTAAGCAGTTTCAATGAACAACTACGATCATCAAATAGTTTCTAATGTTAGAGAGCATCTAACTGATGACCTACGTAGTGCAAAGTTTCGTGGACACGAGTGCAAGACCGCTGGCCACTGCTACGTCGCCAGTGAGGCGGTGTACCACTCACTAGGTGGTAAGTCTGCTGGCTATACTCCAATGCAGATTAAACATGAAGGAACTAGTCACTGGTTTTTAAAGCATTCATCAGGAAAGATAATTGATGCAACCTCAGATCAATTTGCAACTGCAGTTCCTTATGAGAAAGCCAAGGGAAGAGGCTTCCTCACTAAGGAGCCGTCTAGACGTGCAAAGACATTAATGAGTCGTCTGGAATCGAATCCCTAAACTCCTCTATTGGAACTCTCCAACAGTTTCCTGACTTCTCTTGAGACCACCACTCATCTTTTTGACATTCTGCTACTGGTAACCAGCCATATATCTCTACTGAAGAGAAATACTCTAGATCGTGAATTCTTGTGCCAACAATTATGGCGTTCTTATTTACATCCTTGCTCCATACAGGTATTGCATCTTTTGTTCTGACACAACGCACCTCTAAGTTATTCCCAACATCAGGGTGATTAATACGGTTCTTATGCTCCTCATTTGTATACCAAGGAACGTTCCAGGGCATTTTATAAAGTTTAGCCACCGCATACTCTGCGACATTTGCTCTTATATTTGCATTTAGTTCAAACTCAAGCCAACCTTGACGTTTGCCCTCAGCATAGTTTGGGCGATCTATACTGCCCCATTTTAATAGCCAGCGTTCCATACCCAGTTGAGCACAGATTCTAATCTCATCTTTTGTTAGTTCTACTATTTTTGCCATGTGCCAAACCTATCACACTGCGACAATAGCCCCATACGAAAGGAGCCAGATGGCAGACAAAGGCACAGCAGCAGCAATTATTGAGGTTGCAGAAAAAGAAGTTGGCACTATTGAAGGTCCAAAAGATAACGAAACTAAGTACGGTAAGTTTACCAAGGCTGATTTTCTACCATGGTGTGGGTCTTTTGTTATGTGGTGTGCTAATCAGGCAGGTGTAAAGGTTCCTAATACAGTTTCAACTGTGGCAGGTGCAACAGCATTTAGAAAGATGGGTACCTGGGTAGACGCAAAAGATGCCTCTCCAAAACCAGGAGACATAGCCTATTTTGATTTTCCAGGAGATGGTGTAGATAGAATTTCTCACGTAGGTATTGTTGTATCTAACAATGGAGATGGAACAGTTACCTGCATTGAAGGCAATACTGCAGGAACTGCAAAAGGTGATCAGCGCAATGGTGGAGAAGTTTGTAAAAAAGTTCGTGGCTACATATCCAATAAAAAGAAGGTCATGGTATCTGTTGTTGGATTTGGTCGCCCTAACTATGTTGGTAACGAAGTTGAGGCAAGCGTCCCTGTTTCAGAGACACCAACCTTCCCAGGAACTATTAAACCTGGAAGTAAAGGAAACAACGTCAAGGTTGTTCAACGTGCTCTTGGTCTAATGGCTGATGGAGACTACGGCCCAGCCACAAAGAAGGCTGTAATTGCATTTCAAGACAATCACGACATTTTGGACTCTAACGGAATTGTTGGCCCCAAGACCTGGGCAGAACTGGTCAAACTCCTATAAACTGGACATTTTACCCCCATAGCCCCCTAAGAACCATCTGGTATTCTTGGGGGGCTTTCTACTGAAGGGGTGCCCATGACAACTATCATCGGAGTACAGTACGAAGATCGCTGCATCTTACTTGCAGATAATCAAGTAACAGATGACAGTGGTCGAATCTATCGACATCCACAGATGGCAAAAGTTACCGAACGTGGTGATTTTATAATTGCTGGTTCTGGAGAGGTGTCTCCTTGCGACATTGCTCAACACATTTGGAATCCACCAAAATTAACTGCAAAAGATTCTAAAGATGTCTATCACTTTATGATTGCAAAGGCTATGCCTTCTTTTAGAAAATGTTTGACTGAAAATGGATACGACTTTAATGAGGACCACGACAAGTCTAAAGAAGGGTTACGATTCCAATTCTTAATGGCTGTTGGTGGCGAGTTGTTTGATATTGATCAAGATTTGGCTGTTATGAGAAGTATGGATGGAACATATGCAGTTGGCTCTGGTGCAACGTACGCTTTAGGAGCCTTACATGCTGGTGCTAAACCAATGAAGGCTATGGAAATTGCTGCAAAACTCACAGCCTTTACTTCAGGTCCATACATTGAAAAGGAACAACTTAAGTAACTTTTGTGGGATACATCACACTTTATAAAAGTTACTCCTGATATAAACATAAACATGTATTAAAATAACAGCGTCTATTATAGATACTGCTCTTTTACTATTTTTAACACTTTTAACAACATTTCGACTCCTTCAGTGTCTTATTAGATGTAAGAAGATAAGGTATTTAAAGACTCCATCGTGAGCCTATTTTAAGGAGACACAACTAAGTGATATCACTGAAAAAAATCGCACTTGTTAGTGCTGCAGCATTGACAAGCACCGTTCTTTTAGTTCCATCAGCAAATGCAAATATATTAACTCTGACCGTTAACGGTTCAGCAGCAACTGGAGGCACAGCAGCAACTGCTCCTGTAGCACTTCCTGTTCCAGCAGATAACAGCGTTGATTTAGCAGATGCATTAAAAATTGCTGTAACAGGTTTAGATACTGGTACAGTTGTTACTGCTGTTGCTACAAATGCAACATTAGTTCCAGCCGTAGCAACTTCTACTGCTCCAGTTACTGCATCCTCTGGAACTGCAAGTCTTTCTATTAGTACAGGAACTGGTACCACTGCTGATATTTTTGTTTATACAAAAACAACTGCAGTAGGGTCTGTTGCTGTAACTATCCGTGGAAATACAACTACATATTACGTACAAGGAACTGCTGGTGCACTTAATGCAATTGCACTAACCGCACCTGATTCAGCAGCGGCTGGAAGTACTCAATCATTAAAGGTAACTGGATACGATGTATTTGGAAACTTAAAGGGTGGAGCATCTATCAATGCTGTTGTAAGCAATGGGTCTACAGCCTCTGCAACTACTTTAACAACAGACACTGTTACAGCAACAAATGGAACTAAAACATTTGATGTAGCAATTCCAGCAGCAGGTCAAGTTACTGTAATTGTTTATGCAACTGTTGCTACTGCAATTGCTGGCATGTCAACTCCTGTTGGGTCAGTTAGCAAGAACATTGCTATTCGTGATCTTGCAGGTGAGTTAGCAGCAGTCCAAGCAGCACTTGCAGCAGAGAAGGTTGGTCGTGCCGCTGATAAAGCAGCCTATGACTCAGCCACCGCAACTGCTACAAAGCAGATTGCTGATCTAAATGCAGCAATTGCAAGTCTAAAAGCCCTTTATAACAAGTTGGCTAAGAAGTACAAATTAAAGACTATTAAGTAGTATTTCCCTACAACTTAATATGAGCCTCCTGAGCATGAGGACGCAAAAACTGCTCACTTAAATTTATGGTAGGCTCTAGGGATGTCTAAAACCCAAGATAAAAAAGTACAGAGAAAGATAGAGCATGCCGAGTTCCTTTGGAATCAGGCACAATTACAATCAGCCCTAATCAAAAATCAATTGGATCTTGCTGTTCAAACCTTTAAAGAATTAAGTGGAGAAATGACTGAAGAACAGATAAAGGCAACTGAAGAACAGACCCAAATTCAATATAAACGTATTGAAGAGTACTTAATGAAGGAAAAAGAGAAGTATTTAGAACGTCTTGGAATAAAAAATGACTAAATTAAAACCTTTGATAATTTATTGGTCTCCAAGTTATCTTATGCAGTCAGACCAATCACAAGATTGGAATATGTTATACCAAGAACCTAAAAATTTATTTTCTGAATTAATTAAAAATAAACATGTAAATGCTGGTCCATTCCAATTTTTTTCATGCCCTGCTGTGTCTGGAAGATTAAAAAATACTTTTATTTTTTATAATATGTTAGATACTTTTTTTGAATATGTTACAAACAAAACTGGTGAAACTACAATTACTAACACAGAACCCTACGGTTTATCACAAACTATTTTACGACCATCTCCATTACAAAATAGTGCTTCCATACGATTGGGATTAGCCTATACTTTTTTTTCTGAAGAATCAGTACTAGGGTTTGTGAATGCTCCAATATTGCATAAACCTAATTATACAAATTATGGAACAGTTATTTCTGGAGGATATGATTTTAGTAAGTGGTATAGACCTGTGACCGTAGAAATCTTAACATGGAAAGACTCTGGAACATTTAAACTTTTTAAAGATGAACCTTTATTTTATTTGGAAATGATTACTGAAAGACCCGTTATTCTAAAAAGGTATGTTATGTCAAAAAAACTTCAGGAATACAGTGATGCTTGCGTAAATGCCCCTAATTTTCATGGTCTTTTTAAACCTTTAAAAGAACGTTATAAAATTTTTACTTCTACCAGAACAAACGAATTAGTACTAAAAGAAATACAAAAAAATTTAATTTAAACCGTAAAAATAGGTTTATTTAAGAATAATACTTAAAAAAACAGGCATTTAGAAAGACTAGATATTCTATAAGACTGATAATTCGTCTATGTTAAAAAGGATATTTTTTACAGTTGCCTCGGTTGCCCTTCTTTCGGGATGCGGGTATGATGGGCATTTCAGGTATCCTTGTCAAGATCCTGCAAATTGGGAGAATGCAGAATGCAAACCACCAATCTGTACAGCCAACGGGGCATGTCCAGAAGATCTAGTTGGTCAAAAAGAACCAGAAGGAACACAAAATGGCTAAAGAAAGATTAACACCTCAAGACTTAGATGCAAGATTAAAGTTTATTTTAGGTATCACGTTAGGTTCTATCTTATTCATTACATCAACAGGAATTATGTATGCGTTAATATTTGTAACTCAACCAATCACTGGTCAATCTGAAAATGACAAAATGTTTTTCAATGTATTGGGCAGTGTGGCTACTTTTATTACAGGAACACTTGCTGGTCTTTTAATTGGTCGCAGTGGTTCTGATGCAGTCGCTACTGCTGTAAAAGATACTGTTGCTGAAATTACACCTAATGTTTCTGAAGTTACACCTAGTGTTGCTGAGGTTAAAACAACTACAGAAGAAATTCCTGCAGCAAAGTTAGATGATCCTAACTATAATTAACGATTGTCTGTCTTGTAAAAACCGCCGCTTTTAAAAACGGCTGTAACAGGAGAGTAGATTCGAATTAGAGCGTAGCCACACTTTTCGCAGAAATATTTGTTTTCTGGATCATTGATGCCACGCTCTTTTTCATAATCAATATCACAACTAACACATGCGTATGAATATATTGGCATTATGAATGAGTAGTCATTACTGAAACCATCTGACCACAGTCAACACATGTCTCATAGGTTTTAGCGGTAAATGGGCATGAACTTTTTTCAGTAGTAACATGCTTGCACCAAAACGCCTTTATTACTTCTAGTAGTTTCATTTTTACTCCTCCTGGTATGAGTATACATTACCTGGTAAACAGGGCATAATTAGGTTATGCCTACTATATTAGAGACGCATAAGCCGATAGCGATTACTGATCGCTGCGATCAGTGTGGGGCTCAGGCTATGGTCAGAGCAACTCTAGCAAGTGGAGAGTTATATTTTTGTGGTCATCATGCTAGAAAGACTGGTAATAAACTAGTTATACAATCTTTAGTGGTGTTTGATCCTCATGAGGTATTTAACTATGGCAGGCAATGATTATTACCGTACTGGCAAAGGAATATTTGGCGGACCAGGTGGTACATATGGAAGATATGGGGTGAGTAAAATGGCAGGTAACTTATCTTCTCAATTTGATAAAGCGGAAAATATAGAAGAAAAACAACGTCGTAGATTTGGACGTAAACGTGAGTCTGGATATTCAGGTGCAGGATTTTGGTTTGGTAGTTATCCCTACATGATTGGTGCAATGAGTTCTGGTACAGATCCTCGTGAAGGAAATGTTCCAGATAGAGATCAGGCCCCAAATGAAAGTGGAGAGTCTGCTTCTGATACAAGTGGATTAGGAAGTGGCGGAACTGCCGCAGGATTTGTTGGAGGACTAGATTAATGGCTCAATTAAATCGTAAACCGTTAACTGTAAATCCAAATCGTAGAACTAGAAAACAAGAATTTAATTTTAATACTAATTTAGGTTATAAATCAAAAGCAAATCCAAGTGTTGTTACTTGGGCATCACCTGGAAAAGGCGTACAAGGTGAATCAGTTAACTCACAGAACACTGCAAGCAAGTTTATTATAAATAGAAATTGGAAGCCGCTATAATATAGTTGGGCTTTAACATTCCGAGGGGAATACTTGAAAATACTGCGTCTATTCGCAGCACTATCTGTCGTACGTAATATTGGAAGACTTATTTTATGTGGAGGAGTTGTTACTCTCTTCCTTGTATTTGGCATGTCTCAAGAAGTTTATGCTGAGGACAATCAAGAACAAGTTGTGGTCAGTCCTGCTCAACAAGCAGTTAACTCAGCACTTGCCACAGCAACTACAGAAGTACAACAGGCTATTGCAGCCACAGATACTGCCACAGCCACAATAGCAACAGCACAGACAGAATTAACTCAGGCTCAATCTGCGGTAGAAACCATAACTGCAACTGTAGTTGTAGCACAAACAAGTGTTGCTTTAATTGATACAGCAACAGCCACAATAAACGCTATTGATTTAACTGTTACACCTGTCGATCAAAGTTCACCAGTAGTTCAAGATGCTAAAGACACTGTTATAGATGCTCAACTTGCCATTAACAATATCGATACAACAACTGCACAAACAGAATTAACTCAAACAATTACGGCTCGAACAGCGGCAGTAACAGCACAGGCAACAGCACAGACAGAATTAACTCAAGCCAATATTGCTATTGATAATGCTCAAACAGCAGTTAATAATTTGCAAGCAACAATTGGCACTAGTACCAATGTTTTGGCTGGAGTCGATGACGCTGGTATAAGAATGACTCTTCCATTTAATTTATTAATGGGTGACACGCTTTATAGCAACGTATATGTTGGATCAAATGCCACAATAACTTTTGGCGTAGATGAAGGATGGGTTTATTATCAAACCCCAAATGCTCCATCAGTTTCTATTGCTGGATGGGATTGGACAACTTGGAGCACAGGAACAGGAATTACTTACGCTACAACTGGATCAAGTCTAGATATTGCTTGGGATGTTAGACCTTTTCCCCAGCAAGATGCTTCAACTCAAATGGTTCAAATAAGATTTAATGCTGATGTTAATCCAACTAACGGAGCATGGATAGCAAATGTAACTGCGGTCGGACCAATACCAGAACAAGCAAGATTTAACTACAGAGAAACAACAAATGGAACTATAACCCCTGTAGAAGATACAAATACAGGCTCTGGATTTGCTGGACAAATAAGTCAAGGTCCTGCATTCACTCCAACTGTAGATACCAGCACAGCAGGTGTTCAGGCAGCAGTAGACGCAGCAAATGCAACTATTGCACAGTTAAATCAAAGTCTAACTCCAGTAGTTACTCAAAATACCTTAAATAACTCTGCTAATGCTGTACTAGGTACAAGTATTACAACATTAACTAACACACTTAATACAGCAGTAGCAACAAAGACAACTCTTCAATCAGAGTTAGTACTTAAAGCAGCAGAATTAAATTCTGCAATTAGTTTAATTCCCGAGGTTCCAGAACCTCAACCTTCTCCTCAGCCTCAACCAGAGCCAATCTTTGGAGGAGTTCCTGATTTTCAACCAGAGTTTGTTGAACCGCCTGTTGAAACCGTTCCTGACGTTCCTGTTGAAGAAGAGATACAGCCAACCCCAGAACCTGAGACTGTTCCTGAGCCAGAACCAGAAGTCGATCTTGAGCCTGCTCCAGAGCCTGAATTAACTCCTGATGATTCATCTGAAACCTCCTTAGAAGAACAAGAGTCTATAGTAAATGAACTTTCTAATGATGGCGAATTATCAGAATCTGATGCAGAAACAGTGTTAGATGCTTTAAGTTCAGATGGAGAAATTACTCAAGAAGAAGTAACTAATCTTGCAGAAACACTTTCTGAAGATGGAGAGTTTACTGAAGCAGAACGAGAGTTAGTTGCAGAAGCCTTAATTGAGTCTGCAGAGGGAGAAGCAGTCACCGCTGAAGCAATTGAAGAAGCAGGACTAACTTATGAAGACTTACCAGCAGAAACTCCTGTTGAGGTTCGCCAAGATGAAAATGGTAATGAAGTTATAATTACTGCAGAAGTAGCAGCAGCACTTACTGTACTAGAAAGTCCTGCTGAATTTATTGGTGCAATATTCGATGATCCAGGACAAGCATTAACAGCCGTATTAAATATTGGTGCTGACATGTCCGTTGAAGAGCGAGAAGAGTCAGAGAAAATTATTGTTGCAGCAGTAATTGCTGGTCAAGCCGCTATTAATGCAGCGACAATGGCAGCAACAGGTGCGGCAACAACTGCCGCTGTTAGTGCAGCAACAACTGCAACAGGAAGTACAACGCCAAGCAGTAGCGGTGGCGCTGGTGGACCTGCTGCTGGAAATGACAAACCAAAGAGAACGTTTAGGAGACGTGCTAAATGATGAAACTACTTAAAGACATGGTTGACCAACTATGGACACTTCTCGGAATGTTTATTGCTTGGGTTGTACTTGATGGAAGTGCAAAAACTATCGTTGGATACGCAATTTTAGGAACATTAGTTGCATGGGCAGTAACGTATCCCCTGCGTAATCGAGAAGATTAAGGGATTATTTGTTCTTGAGGTTGGGCACTTTGTAAGGAGATGTATGGATAAGAAAGCACTAGAAGCCGCAGCAGGTACGTACCTACGTGCAGCAGCAGCCGCAGTTGCCGCTTTGTATATGAGCGGTATTACAGACCCAAAGACTTTAGCAAATGCTTTTCTTGCAGGTCTTCTCGGCCCATTAGCCAAAGCATTAAATCCAAAGGATGCGTCCTACGGATTTGGCGCTAAGAAGTAACTTCAAGAAAGGTACATAAGTCGGATGACCAACAATATGATAATCACTGTCTTTGCAACGGTTGGAATAATAACCGCAGCCCTATTAGGGCTTCGTCAATTAGTTGAACCTTATAAAGAAAAGGCAGATTTATTTATGAGTTGGTTTGAAGATTTTAAACGAGATTGGTCTGGAGAAGAGGAGTCTCCAGGCCGAGATCGTGTTCCAGGAGTTATGGAAAGATTAAATCGCCTAGATGGAGAACTTTCCAGTAATGGCGGAAAATCAACAAAAGATGTAGTCAATAAACTATATGACAACCAGGGAGTCCTAATGGAGGCCTTCGTTGAAATGGGAGAGCGTCTAATTAGCATTGAAGAACACCTATCAGTTAACAAGTCTAAAGAACCTGTTTAAGGGATGATATACCTATGAGTATGCAGACCCCAAACAATCCAAACCCATTTGCTATAGCAAGCAGGTTTATTGCTCAAAAGTATAAAGAAGGAGCACGTTCTCAACGTGACCTTGAACAGCACAACTTAACCCAATCAACTCTAGCAATGCACGCTGCTCAACATGAAGCAACGAAAAGACAGACTTCGCAACAGGCTCGCCTTACTGAAAAAGCGGAAACAGCAAAACACGGCAGAGTTATGCATTTTACAAATACAATACAAGGATTTGCACAACCAGGAGCACAAGTATCGATAAAGCATGGAGACGTCTCTGCAACTTATACTCCTAAAATGCCAACACCTCAAACCCCAGGAAGAGTTCCTGTGAAGAAGAACAGGGGCGGAAAGAAAGTTCCATAATGGCTGGCGCTATTGATAAAGGCCATCAGTCCTATAATGACTTTAATTCTGGAGCATCAGTAAGTCAGACTCCTCTTACAACTGTTGATAAAAAGATTTTAGACTTTGCTATTAAAGTTTCTAGAAATCCTGTCATAAAAACTCACGGTCAAATTCTTCGTAACTTTGGTATGTATCCCCCTGAATTCTGGACCCGTGCTCAAAAACTTTCAGATCATCCAGAGGTAGACCTACAGACAAAAGAACAGTTATCTAATATATTTTCAGACCCATCACGTCCAGGACCAATGACTGGTGGCGCACCGATTAACGTTAATGGCAAACAGTTTTCTCATGGATTGGAGTGGTAATGGCAAAGACAGCAGCGTGGACACGCAAAGAAGGAAAGAATGCAAAGGGTGGTCTTAATGAAAAGGGCCGCAAATCATATGAAAAGGCTAACCCTGGTTCAAACCTAAAGCCACCAGTTAAGAAAGAACAAGCAGCAAAATCAAAGAAGTCTGCAGCACGTCGTAAGTCTTTTTGTGCAAGGATGGAGGGTATGAAACAAAAAAATACCTCATCTAAGACTGCTCGTGATCCAAATAGTCGTATTAACAAATCTCTAAGAGCATGGGATTGCTAATGAAGTGTGCTAACTGTGATAAGAACGCTATGTTTGAATATCGGATCACAAAACAAGAATCCATTCTTTATTGTGGCAAATGTTTACCTTCCTTTTTGAATGATCGTAAAAAGGCAGGATTACTTGCTATTACTCAGCAGTATAAAGATGATCAAGCATCTGCTTTAAAAGCATTAGCACCAAAACCTGTTGAAGCACCAAAAAAGAAGGCAGCAGCCAAAAAGTCGGAACAATAAATTGAAGTTAATTCGCAAATTTGCAGTGCAGGGCCATTACGTCCCATCTTCATCTCACGCTCCTAGAGGCCCCTTTCCTCCAGAAGTTTTAGCAGGACCACAAATGGAGCAAGATCTTGATCATGCCGACTCCCTGCATGTGGCTTTAGATGATGTTAAGTTCTTTAAATGCAAAGATTGTGAAAACATTTTAGGAGAATCTGAACTAGACGATCACGAGTGTTACGATTAAACCCTGACATTTTATCTATCTTCTTGGATACTTACTTTTAAGGTTCCCTAAGCGCATAGGGGAAAATAAACCTCTCTAGAGAAAGAAGATAACATGGCAGTAAATAACAACGGTAATCTTTTAGATACCGCAGGTGAAGTCGCTATTGACTTCGTATGGGGAAACTTTCCTATTCAACCAAACGATGCTCGTCCAGATGCGACAGCAAACCGTCTAGACCCAGCGCTAGACAACCACATCATCGCTCTTTCAGGATGGAACGGTTTCCCACAGTACAACCCAAATACAGCAGGAGAAGACGTAGCAGGAGCAACTGACTACGTACTCGTACCTTCAGTAATTGGTTTAACAACTGCTCTTGCACAAGACGCAATGAAGGACGCATCACTTGTAGTGACAACTGCTTCTGGTGCTTCTAACGTAGGAAAGACTGTAACAGCAGTATCACGTACCGCTGGTTCAGCAGTCATGACTATCACTGCTGGAAGCCACGGCTTTGCTGCAGGTAACAAGGTAACAATTTCTGATGTTTCAGGTGGAGATACTGTAAACGGAGTTTGGACAGTTCTTGCTGTTACTAACGCAAACGTTTTCACCGTCACTGGTACAGCAACAACAGTTCAGGCTCTAACAAGTCTTGCTGGAGTTGTGTCAGGTGTTGCTGGAACAATCAAGACACAGTCAATTGCAGCGGGTGCAAACAACACAGCACCAGGTGCAGCAGTTACAATTACACCATTCGCAGCAGCATCTTAATCGGAGTTTAAATAGACAAATGGCAAGAGTGTCAGGTGGAGGAGCATCTCGTAACAAACGGGCTGCTCTTCCTTCTGCTCAAGAATTACTCGGAGCCTTTTACGGTTTAGGCCCTAAACAAACCGCAGGTATTTCTAAAGTAACTGGATCTGGTGCTGGCATATTTGCTGGTCTTCCAACTGCAAGTTCTGTTGGTGAATTTGGTGAATTTATTTCCTTAACTAAAGCCAATGACACAATGCGTTATTACACTGGTGCAAAAAAAGTAGCAAACTTAGCAGGAGAGGCATTAGCCCCCAATATTGATAGTGACGTCTACTACGTAGACAAAGATGGAAATTTTGTTGATAGATCCGTATATCGTCAGTCATATGATGTGGACGATGATACTGGTGAGTTAATTGTCCCAGGTGAGAAGGGACCCCAATTTGGAGAGTCCGACGCCCCTGCTCCCATAACAGTTGTTCCAACTAGCACATCTAACCCATCACGGCCACGGACAGTTGCCGCTGGATATGATAGAGATCGTCAAGTTATCACAGTTGTGTTTAGAGACGGAACCTTCTACAATTACTACGAAGTAACACCTGGTGAATGGCAAAAATTTAAATCCGTAGTCTCTAAAGGTCAGTACATCTATACCTTCTTAGATTACAAACCTCGTGGTGCTGCTGATGTCTCTACCCTATCTGCTAATGCAAGGAAATCTTTCTACAAGTTTACTCGTGCCGCTCAGTTACACTACGGAGGACGTCAGTCTAAGAAAAGGACATAATGCCAAAGGCTCACAAAATCGGACCCAAACACTTTGTACAATTAACAAACTTTCCTTTTAAATGGGGCTTTAAGTTCATTGTCCGTGGTTGGACGCAGGAGATTGAACCCCCATATCGCACATCTAACCCATTTATAGTACGCTTACCTAGATACAAAGCGTTAGTGTTTGGAGCGTGGAGCGGAATGAAGGATGAAGAGGAAGCATTAAGTACTGCATTAGGAAGGCGGGAAGTTACTTACGATGATTTTACGAAAGAAGCGGGATGGACACCAGCCCCAGACTCGGATCGAGAAGCGAGTATCGACAATCTCTACTCCCGATTTGATCTCATGGATGGAGCAGTCGATGTATACGATTGGCAGACATATCACAATCTGGCAAAGACAGCAGAGTGAAGCAGATCTAGATGAAATTCTTATGGGAGCAGAAGCCTTCCATGCAATTGCTAAAGAGTTAAAACGACGCTCCAAGGCTGTGTTATGATTTACTGTCTTACTCTCTTACAGGTCAGGCGTTAACCCATCCTCAGTGGTGGGTTTCGCTATTTAATAAGGACACTATGTCATTCGATAAAGAAAAGTTTGAAGAGATTACACCTGAGTTCTATCAGACTGAAGAAAAACCTGTAGAAGATCCAGTAGAAGATTTATTAGATGAACTGTCTCAAAAGTTTGTAGATACTTTAATAGATAAGATGATGGACTTCTTAAAAGTATTAGTTGGACATGATTTACACCCATATCAAAAGCCATTGGCTAGACGCATTATGGAGTCTGTAATTATTAATGATGGCGAAGAAGTTACCGCCCTTGCTTCCCGTCAGTCGGGTAAATCTGAAACAGTTGCCGATACCGTAGCCACACTAATGATTCTTCTTCCTCGTCTTGCAAAGTTGTATCCTGATTTATTAGGTAAGTTTAAAGATGGAGTTTGGGTTGGATTGTTTGCGCCAACAGAGTCTCAGGCTGAGACATTGTTTGGACGTGCTGTTACTCGTTTAACATCAGAACGAGCAGTAGATATTATGGGTGACGTTGAGATTGATGATTCTGCAGTTCGTGTAGGTGGTGTAACTCGACAGATAAAGTTAAAGAAGTCTGGATCAACAATAACAATGATGACTGCTAATCCTCGTGCAAAAATTGAGTCCAAGTCATTCCATTTGATTGTTATTGATGAGTGTCAAGAAGCAGATGATTTTGTTGTTTCTAAATCAATTTCTCCCATGCTTGCATACTATGCGGGAACTATGGTTAAAACAGGAACTCCAACTACAAGTAAGAATAACTTTTATAGATCAATTCAATTAAATCGTAGACGTCAGACAACCAAAGGAAATAGACAGAACCATTTTCAATGGGACTGGAAAGATGTAGCCAAATTTAATCCAAACTACGAAAAGTTTATTCGCAAAGAGATGCTACGTATCGGAGAAGAGTCCGACGAATTTCAAATGTCATACAACTGCAAATGGCTCTTAGAGAGAGGTATGTTTATTACTTCCTCAATCATGGATGAGTTAGGGGACACATCTCAAGAACTTGTTAAGGTATGGCACAAGACTCCAGTTGTTGTTGGCATTGACCCTGCTCGTAAAACTGACAGCACAGTTGTTACTGTGGTTTGGGTTGATTGGGATCGTCCTGACGAGTTTGGTTATTTTGATCACCGAATCCTTAACTGGTTAGAGATGCAAGGAGATGACTGGGAAGAACAGTATTATCAAATAGTAAACTTTTTAAGTAACTACGATGTCCTTGCTATTGGAGTAGATGCTAACGGCGTTGGAGATGCTGTTGCCCAAAGATTAAAGTTACTCTTACCAAGAGCAGAGGTTATGTCTTTAACATCAAGTCCTTCTGAGCAGTCTAAGAGGTGGAAACATTTACAAGCCTTAGTTCAAAGAAAGATGATTGCGTGGCCTGCTCACGCCAAAACTAGGCGTTTAAGAACTTGGAAGAGGTTCTATCAACAGATGGTTGACGCTGAGGTGCAATATAAGGGCCCAAATTTTCTTGTAGCAGCCCCTGATGAATCCTATGCACATGACGATTTTGTAGACTCTTTATCAATTGCATGCTCTTTAACTCAAGACTTAGTAATGCCAGAAGTAGTAGCCTCTAGCAATCCTTTTTTCTAGTTAGACAACAAAAAGTATCGAAAAGGGTGGAAACTATTACCAAGGAAAAGGCCTTTCCCAAATTAATCCTTAAGGAGTCACTATGACAATCTCACCAGCACCTCGTTTCCCAGAGCGTGCACCACAGGTTTATGAGCGCAAGGGTGCAGACAATGCAACTCGCCGTGGACCGCTTCGTTTTGAAGAAGGTGTCGCAACTGATACCGATATTCCAAACGATTTTCAATTAGGAATGCAACAAGGTTCTGCAGTTGCTGCAGGACGCCCAAACCGTAATGCACCAGTATGGCAAAAGCCTGCTGCTGAAACACTTGCAGAACGTGCTCACGTAGGTTCTGCTTCATGGACAGAGGCACCAACATTTCTTGGTGAGTTTGCTCATGGAACAATGAACGACTACTCAGCCGCACAGATTGAGACAGTTGCTCGTTCAGGTGGACGGACTCAACGTCAGTCCCCAACAGTCGTAAACGACTAAGTAACTTATTAACACCTGACTCCGCTCATGCTATAAGGTATGAGCGGAGATCGGTCATCTACGGAGGAGACGTAAATGCGTAAGCCTGCTAACCCAAAACTTTATGCGATGTTTGTTGCACAAGCACGGGCAAAGTATTCTAACTATCCAAATCCTGGTGCAAGTGCGTGGGTAAGTAAGAAGTATCAACAAGCAGGTGGTCAGTATGTTGAAACAACTGAAGCAACTCGTCGTGCAAATATGACAAGAAAAAAACAAGAGAATGCTAAGAACAAAGAACGTGAAAGTAAAAAAGAAGTAAAGAATTCTAAAAAAGAAAAAGATAAAGGCAATAAGTAATGTCATTTTTGGACTTTAGTCCGCCGTCATATAGAGCGGCATCCTCTGACTTAACTATTTCTATTTCCCCATTGGGTTTAGTAGAACTTGCTGATGAAGAGTTTGAAGTCCACGGTCCTCGCCTAAACCGTTATTCATTAAATTGGGCAATGTATTTAGGCCACCATTGGGGGTATCGTCGTGAGCAAGGCGAAATGCAGATCGCTGTTAACTATTATCGGGCGTTTAATGATTATCTTTCCCGTTTTACTTTTGGTCGTGGGGTTCACTTTAGGTCTCCAAAAGCGACTGAAGCGATTGTACCTGACAGGTTGGAACGTGTTTGGGAAGTAGATAATGACAAGATGCGTGTCCTACTTGAGATGGGACAACAAGGCGGAATTACTGGAGATTGTTTTGTAAAGGTTGCGTATGAAGAACCTTGGACAGATTCTGCAGGCTTAGTACATCCTGGTCGTGTTCGTATTCTTCCAATGAACTCATCGTTTTGTTTCCCTGAGTTTCATCCGCATGATAGAAATAGATTATTAAGATTTAAACAAAAGTATCGTTTTTGGGGAACATCTCTAGAGGGTACTCGTCAAGTATTTACTTACACTGAAATTCTTACTGATGACATGATTGAAGAGTATGTCAACGATGAACTAATTGATTCACGCCCAAATCCACTTGGCGTAATCCCTGTAGTTCACATTCCTAATGTTCCTGTTTCAGGATCTCCGTGGGGTCTCTCCGACGCACACGACATCATCACTATCAACCGTGCATATAACGAAATTAGCACTGATGTTGCAGACATCATTAACTACCACGCATCACCTGTAACGGTAATCGTGGGTGCTAAAGCCTCTAACTTAGAAAAGGGCGCAAAGAAGGTTTGGGGCGGTCTTCCAAAAGACGCCCAAGTCTTCAACTTAGAAGGCGGTGCACAAGGTATTGACGGAGCCTTGAAGTACCTAGAACTTCTAAAACGTTCAATGCATGAGTTAATGAATATTCCAGAAACTGCATTAGGACAAGTTCAACCAATTTCAAATACTTCTGGTGTAG